TGCTCAATTCCATTAAATTCTGTTACTTGAAATACGTTATTTAACGGTAGTCTACTTGTAAATACAGAGGACTTACCGCCGTCAAAGATTTCTACATAGTCATTAGCAAGTAACTCATGACCGATATAATGCTCAATTACGCCAGTAGCGTAAGATATGATATTTGATAATCTAGCATTTTGAGTATTACTAGATATGCTAAGATAATCCTTGACCTGAGCTAAGTTAACATATGTATATTTACCTAAATCTTCTTCAAATCTCTCTGTCATAGCTTCCTACCTTATCATTAAATAAGGGGAGGCGTGTGACCGCCTCCCCCTGTAGCCTTAACGATGTTAAGCCTAAATTAACCTGCGTTAACGTTAACAGCGTAAGCGTATTTAGCAGAGCTAAGAGCCGCATCAGCAACAGTTGTAAGAGCTTTGAAGTCAATACGAGTTGACATATACATAGCTGTTACTTGTTGACGTGGTTCGTACTCAGATTCAATTTCTATACCGCGACGTTCTGCGATCATGAATCCTGGCTTGTAGATTAGCGCGCCTAGGTTGTTACCAGTTACACCAACTACGTCAAGGAATTCAGATACTACGATAGGAATACCATAGACAGCGCCAACAGAACCTGTTAGGTAAGTAGCGTTTGGTCCAAATTTATCAACAGTTTGGAAATCTGAAGTAGTAACTAGGTTATTATAACCTTGGATAGATGTAACATACACTAGATCATTTCCTAGTTGTAGGCCATACTTACCCATAGCAGTACGAGCAGCTGCGATATCTGTAGGATCAGCTTTATCATTTCCTGAACCAGTTGATACTGTTAGAGAAGCTGAGTGAGCTAGGTTAACTACACCTTTGATAACAGAGGCATAACCGTTAGCAGCACCAACTGTAAGAGCATTTGTTGGTGAAGCTGTAAAGCCTGTTAGAGCGCCTGTACCACGAAGAATAGATTTATCAATAGCGCGAGCTAGACGACGAGTCGCGGCAGCACGTAGGAAATCTAGTAGTGGTAGAACTGTATCTTCTTCTTCATCTTTGGCTAGGTGGGTTGTAGCCATAAACTTGTGTGGTGTAAAGTCCACAGAAGAGATAGTGTTTTGATTAGAAGTTGGAACGTTTGTGATGTCACCAATACCAGTAGCATAAGTACCGGATTTGAACATTGCAACATCGCCGTCTGTATCTTCATCAGCAACTGGTACACGGAAAGTTTTAGCGTCTACTGCTAGACGGTTGAACATAGGAGCAATAACTAATTGTTGTTCCATTTCTGTGTAAATATTTGAAGAGAAGTTAGCTAGGAATTGATCCACGGTAGTAATAGCCTTCATACGTGAACCGAATTTTGTATCAAATACGTCACGCTTGTTTAGCATTTTAGAAAGAAGAACGGCATTAGCCATTTCCTTCTCAGAGAATTGAGCCCCACGGCTTTGACTCTCTTGGTATAGCATTTTAGTTGACTGTAATGCTTTGATTTCATCTTTATACTTTGAAATCTCGAATTGCAGCTCTCTAAGCTCTGCTTGTTCTGTGTGTGATGCACCACCGCGTAGGTCTTGTGCATCAGCATTTTTAATAAGTGCTTCACCAGTTTTTTCAACCAGATTTGCAACTCTAGGCTCAGAAACAGTATTAACTGCTTTTCTGGTTTCGACTTGTACAGATTTAGTTGCCTCTGTAAGGTCGATTGTTTCTACGACTTGTTCAGCCATGGTGTCGTTCTCCTTTGTTGAATCTTCGTGAAGCTCTTTGTTTACAATAGCATCTTCACTAGTATTGTTTTTGTTAGTTTTAGTGACTTGGGAAATTTCTTCTGCATTCACATTAAGTACATTATCACAATCTTTACCTTCTGCGTCAATCTCTAAAAATTTAAATATTGGGCTTTGGGCAGTTGCAAGTTTCAGGACCTTATACATTTTTTCTTTATAATTTACTAGGTCCCCATTTTGAAGTTCTGCTGTGTCTGCAGATAATAAGCTAACGAATGGTATTACCTCGTTCGGGTCACGAGCTTGGAATTCTTCTTCGTCATCTTTTTCAACGTCTACAGTTGAAGCTGTATCAGCAGATTTAGTTTCTATAGTAGTATTAATAGTTTTTTCTGAAAGTTCTTCAGAAATAACCTCTACCTCAAAACTAGTTTTTTCAGCTATTAGTTCAGGAGCATCCACTGTAGCAGCTTTAGTTTCCTCAACTATATCTTGTTTTGATGTATTCATTGCTTCCTCCTCTGTTGGAGATAGGGGCCTTTGGTTAGTTAAAAGACCTTCCTCCATATCATGAATTGGCACGCCTACCATGGTAATACTGTGAGAATGCCCTTCAGCTTCTAATAATATACCGCTGACAATTTTATGAGCGTGATTCGTCATATGCGAAGCGTAAGTTGTTACACCGTTTCCGTTTTCATCAACTTCTACAGTATGATAATGACCAGAGGCCATATCAGTAATACCAGCTTTAATTCTACGCATTGCTTTTTGATCATCTTGATCAATTTCTTTAAATTCTTTTACGAATTTACTATAGTCATCCGATGAGTCGAAACTTTTACGGATACTAAATAGTGAATCTTGATTGCAAGGAACACTTACAATAGAGATTTCTAGTAATTCTACTTCTGTAATAGTCATAGAATCATCACTGCGATTATACTTACCGTCTTTTACACGAAAACCAACACTAAAGCTTTTAAGGGCTCCATCTTTAATCAGTGTATGAATTCCGTGATTTGTTTCAGCAGCATCGCTAACTGCACCTTCTACGTAAATACCTTTTTTATCAACCACAATTTTTTCAATACGCCCAATCGGGCAATCGTGTTTATGTTGATAAAGCATTACTGGATTTTTTCTATAGTTCTCTACGCCTTTAGCCCATGCTTCAGCGGTGACAATGTCACCAGAACGGTCTTTAGTAATAGTATTAGCATATCCAGCAATTTTTAAAGACTTAGAGCCTTTTGAAAAGGATTTAGCTTCGAAGGAGCTGTTTAAATAAAATGTTTTATCTGTCATTGAGCACTTCCTTGATCGCTAGTAGCAGTAGGGTCTACTGGTCTACCACCTTGGGAGGCATCAGTAGCACTACCCGTAATATTTTGTGGTATTCTTATAGTATCATTTCCATCAAGTTTTGCAAATCTTAATCCTTCACGAGCTTCATTCGGGGTTATAATTCCCGTGTTTACCAGAGTAGAGTAGTATAAAGCCTGAGTTCTGTTATCAGGTTGCAAAGCAGGCACGGAAAGATTATCAGGTCTAATAGTAACACCAGCATTAAAGAAATGAGAGAAGGCACTACAAAACTGATTTAGCATAGGTAATACAGTGTGTAAATAGAATAGCTTTTGATTAGCATCAATATTTGCATTATTACCAGATTTAAGTAATACGTAAGGTACTCCTAAAGCTTTAGACATATCTTGTTGTATACGCTCTATAGAGTCTTCAAAGTCTAACTGATCAAAGTTAACAGTAGAGAACTTATCAATCTTTAAACCACCATCAAGTATAGCAGGATTTCTAGCTCCATCAAATATAGTAGTGTAGGTAGATCTCCAGGCTTCTAGTAGACGTTCTTTTACTCTTTTGGATAGTATATTATCAGTAGTAAGAACAAAACCTGGAACTGCGTTATTCTTAAAGAACTGTCTTTGAAAGTTTATCATATAATAGTAAAGCTCAATCAATCTAATAATAGATTTAATCTTAGAAACTCCTCTAAATATAGAAGATTCATTCTCTGCCATTACGTGAATAATCTCATTAGCCTCAAAGCGAATAGCTGAAGACTTGCGAGTTTGCTTACCGTATCCAAATAAGTCAGAACTACGCTGATTAGATACTAGATAGTTATAGTGTGACACAAAAGTTTTTGGATCAGGAACTATTTCAACGTCATTAGCTGGTAGTAAGTATAGATCATTACCGTCATAGTAGAAGAAAGCATTACCATCTAGATAGAAATCTAAAAATGCGCGTCTAAATAGTCGTACTCTATCTTCAAAAGGATTTGGTTTAACATTAAGTAGTTTATTTACTTTTTTTGCTGGACCCGCGCCTTCAACTATGAACGGAATCTCTGCACAAGCATTGATTACTAAATCAATAGCTCTATGAACTATCTCAATCTCTCTATAAGCTTGCTCGTATTCTACAATAGTTTCTGGGCTTGCATATGGCTCTAGAGACGCAATAGACGCCTGAGCTGGATTCAGCTTTTCTGATAACCATTGTCTCCACTGAGGTGTTTCTTTAATTGCCATTTTTCGCCTTCTGAGTTTCTAACCAGTTCTTAATCTTAGATACTAAATGGTTAGAGTACTTTTGTCCATATAAATTATGTAACTGTTTGTGGTGCTTGTCACATAGTGTGAATAGATTATCATTCCGTAAATCTTCTTTGCAATCTTCTGCAAAGGTTACTCTTAGTTGTTTAATAACATCGACATCTTGAATATCTCTGATCTTATTAATAGTGCACCATTTTTCAAATAACTGACTTACACTATATAAGTGATGTAATTCTAGTTTTTCTGTAGAACCACAGATATAGCACATATCACGTAATTTATAGTCTTTTTTAATATAATCTCTTATATATTTTACTGGAAATCTTTTTAGTGTATTCATGTTAATACATTTTTGGAATCTGTCCAACCTATATTTTTAAAGTTTTGTAAAACATTCCACCTCTTTACGAAATGAGTGGAGTCTTTATTTAAGCCTACATTTCCTTCTGGTAAATTTAATATATTTCCAGAAACAGTACTTAACTTATTAATATTACACTTATTTCGGACCAAGTAGCTAACAATAATGTCATCTCCACGCTCCGGATACCCTATTTTTACTAAATCATCTTTTATGCTATCAAGAGCGGATTGCTTTATTAGAACTGCTGATCCTACTAAAAAGTCTACAGCAGCGTCTACGCACCAGTGATCTATTAATTCTAAGTAACTAGTAGCTTTATCTACGTTAGACTTACCATATACGCCAACCATAGGCTCATTCTTCTTATACATGCGCTTTATAGTATCAATAGAAGGTAGTAAGTCATCGTCTAATACCAATTTGTACGGTTCTGGATATTCGTAACAACGTAGCCAACGCTCCATGCACTTATAGTTTGTATCATTATTTATAACATCAACATCTCCACCAATAACAGGAAAATGTTCTGACGGATTATTATTTATAACTGTAATAGGAAACTTATCTTTATAGGCTGATACTATTTTATGTACATTATCAGGCCTTTTATAGTTTAATACAATTACTCTAAGCATATATGCTCATACCACTCATTTTATGGTGTGTGTATATACCATATCTAACAGCATCGCAAGGGTGAGAAGCCCAATTATGTACAGGTTTAGGTATTTCAGTATTCTGATTCCAAGAATAAGCGGACATAGCACCAAATGTGTGAGAAGCACCCTCGGTATCAAAAAATATCTTATCATTTTCTAGCAAAGACTGTAAGAATGTTATACCATCATTAACAGATTTGATAGCGTTCTCACAGTAGATATCAAAATCATAAGCAAAGTCAGCTTTTACTTGCTGTGCGGCAGAGTCAATGTATATAGTTTCTATGCCCCATTGATCTATCTTTTCTTTTACTACCTTAGCTAGCTCTGATGTGGTAGACTCTTTAGATACGTACTCATCTAATATATAGTATTTTTCGTCAGAACAGCCGATAACTACAAATACATTCTCATCTCTATAGCCAACGTCTAGACCTGCAATTACTTCAGAGTAGCTTTGATCTGCGCAGTCTATCACATGCTTTTCTTCATTTATAGCATCAAATATCTGTGATTCAGTGGTAGTCCATTCACACTCATATTCTTGTAAATACAGTGCTTTAGTCATACTTTTGCGAGCTTCTTCTACGTCTTTCTCAGACAATAGAGGGTTAGATCTCCAACCAAACTTAGCTGATCCCCAATCTTCAAACTCAGGATCATCGCCGCGTAAGAAGTAATCGTATAAGTAGTTACCTTTACCACGTGGTGTAGAAATCCATAAGCATCTAGAATCTTTGAAAGTAGATAGCGCAGGTCTAAGGTCTCTAGTAAAGTATTCATCGTTAGGAATAATTGCAGCTTCGTCTACGATTAGTAGATTAGCAGCACGACCAACTAATGAGTCACGGTTATTAGCAGATAGTAGTCTAAATATAGAACCGTTTATAAGCTTAACAACTTTATCTTTTTGGTTAAATTTTTCAACCTCAATATCCATTTGTCTGATTAGGTCAGTAACATAATCCCAGATAATAGAAGAAAGAGAGAAGTTAGGAGCAACAACCATTACCTGTTGTCCAGGCTCTAGTAGTTTAGCAAAAGCTAGAATAGCAGCTCCGTAAGACTTGCCAGTACGACGACCAGCAATATGTACAAAGAAGCGATGCTCATTAAGACCGTCAATCATAGCCTTTTGAGACTCATTAAACTCTACAGGTCTTGGAAGTTTTTCTAGCAGTTTATCAATCGGAAGTCTAAAAAAGCTCATTTTGTAAAATAATCTGATACCATTAAAAAGTAGCCTGTTATGGCGGCTACTGCACCTCCTACCCATAGTAAGGTAGCAATAGAAGTTCTGCCTCGAGTAGCTAGCTCTTGAAGAGTAGCTATAGCGCTGTGAAGCTGAGACATGTTGGTGGACATATCTTCTAAGCTTTGAGAAATATGTTTATAACGCTCTTCACACACAGCTTCGTGAGAAGAAATTTCAGTGCTATTACTAGTAGTTCTATCGTGTAACCTATCTAGCTCTGAACGAATTTGATCTAGTTCTCTAATTTCCGCCATAGCATTACAACTTAATAATGAAGTTTGTAACTTCAAAAGGTAAGGCTATTGTAGTTGTATGATCTGCTACAGTTAGCGCTGGAATGGTTAGTGCTGGAATAGAAAGTCCCGGTATAGTGTGAGTATGCGAGGCAGTGTTCATAGTAGGTATAGTAAGTGCTGGAATGGTAAGAGCAGGAACAGTAAGAGCAGGGATGGTAAGAGCAGGAACAGTAAGAGCAGGAACTGTAAGAGCAGGGATGGTATGAGTGTGACCAGCAGTGTTAACAGAGTTTACTACAGTAGCCAATGTTGAGTCTTTAGCAGAAGCAGCAACGCTCACATTACCCACTGTGATAGTTTGAGTAGTAGAACCAGTAGTACCTGTACCAGTATTACTTGCAACAGTAGCACCTGCAACAGTAGCATTTGCAACAGTAGCACCTGCAACAGTATTACTTGCAACAGTAGTATAAGTAGCTGCTGGAATAACTGCTACTGTTCCACCACTAGTTCCTGTACCCGTAGTGCTTGTACCTGTATTAGAAGCAGCAGTTAGTACACCTGTGATGTTAGAAGAAGTGATAGTGCCGCTTGCGGCAGCAGCTGTACCTGTAGCACCTAGAGTAGCATTATTAGCGCCTTTACCTAGTGGAAAACGATCACGCACATCAGGAACGTTAAAAGTTGTAGTACCGTCACCAATTCCAAACCCAGTACCGATAACAGCAAATAGCCTAGCATAAGTTGTACGAGAAACGGCAGTAGCATCGCAAAGTAACCACCCAGCGGGGGCAGCAGTTCCGCCATATGCTACTATTGTACCTGTAGGAATAATTTCATAACCACCAGCGTTAGCACCATCATGTATTCTAAGGTTTTTAGAATCTGTATCAATAGAGATTTCACCATTAGCTCCAGTAAATGAATTATTCTGTGCTGTTGTACCTCTTCTAAATTGTAGCTGTGTAGCCATTATTTACTCCTTAAAATTTATTAGTTTACGTAAGTGCTCCAAGGTCAAAAGTACCGCCTACAGCTAAATTACCGCCTACTTGCACATTACCTGTACTTGTACCGTTGCCAACAGTTACTGTGGCGTTAGCTTGAAGTATAAATTTGCCAGTAGCGTCTAGGCCGAGACCACCCATATATGCTGAAACTTTTTGTGTCATGTCATTCCTTATACCATATTAAAATTTAGTAGTCAACTTATTTATGTAAGAACACCTAGATCGATAGATCCTACTATAATTAGTGTATTTGACGTATTTGTGCCTATTGTTACGTTCCCGCTTACCACTACATTTCTATTAAAAGTGGTAGTAACCCCAGTAAAAGCTGTAGTGCCATTAGTTATATTAGTTACGTTACTTTGTACTGAGTTTACATTAGTAGTAAGAGTTGTAACGTTAGATTGTACTGAGTTTACGTTAGATCGTATAGTATTTACTGAAGTAGTAAGGCTTGTAACGTTACCTTGTACTGAGTTTACATTGCTCTGTACTGAGTTTACGTTAGTAGTAAGAGTAGTAACGTTTGATTGTACTGCGTTTACGTTAG